CACCACAGAAGGCTAGTATGAGAGGAATACTGAACAGTAGGGTAATCCATTCGTCTTTCCAGCTATTCTGAGTTGCTTTGATAGCTTCGATGTCCCAGTCGATCTCACCTGTAAGTTGCTTCTTCCTGATCTCAGCTTCTGTTAACTTAACTTGTGTCTTACTGTCAATAACACTTGTCGCTAACCCAGCTAGGCTTGTGAGGATACCAATCATTTCTTCTCACTCCCCAGCCACACGGCTATCGTACCTGTCATAGCACCACTAACGACACTAATCATAGCACTCTGCTGGGTACTCAAGTCGTCAAGGCTCATGCCCCATTCGATGACACGGATGTACATGACAGTCATCACTAGCATCATAAGTCTGGGTAGTATCCTCCAAGCCAGAAGTCTTTCCATTGTCACTGCCATTACCATTTCCCCTGTTTTACACCTAAGAAGTACATTACTATTATTAAAGCTCCAGCACCCGCTAATGCCACTGCAATACCTACAGCCCAGTTAATGCAGTTGTCTATAAACTCTTGTTTCTTGTAGACTAGCTCACGCTGTTCTTTACGTTGCTGTGCTTCTATCCGTACTATCTCATCCCATGCGCTAGGGCCATACGTCCAAGATATGTGAGACTTAAGCTCTTCTCTCATTTCTTTGAGTTTCTGCTTCTGCGCCCATATGTCTAATGCTGTGGATTGGTTGTCGTTAAACATTTTGTACAAAGGAGGGTTCTTAGCTTTGTCCTCCAAGAAGTCCAGATCACTTACAGCCTTAGACCACTGAGAGACTGCACCTGTCATAGCACTAATCTCACGCCCTACGGATACAGCTTTCTTAATACCATTGTAGGCAGTAGTAGCCGCTGCCATAGCTGTGAATGGATCAATCATTGAGCTACTTTCCAGACCTACGAGTGTCTTCCATCATCATACGAATAGATTTTATGTTCTCATCAATACGACCCATAGTTACAGCCTGTTGTTGTACTACCTTCTCCAAGGCATTGATACGAGCTTCGTGACGCATGAGGTCTCTGGTATTATTGTCAATCGAACTACTGAGTGACGACACAAACCATACAAGTGCTATTGTTTGAGTTATGATAGCTAGTATAAAGGTTAGAGGGATGGATTTGTTAAGGTGCCACGGCGTATCTTCCATTGTTATTTCCTTGGTATTTCAAAGTGTGGTAGGTCGTGGAACTTACCATCGTAAGCAGCCACAAGCTCTTCTGCTGTTCCTTCCCACTCACGCAGGTCTTTCACTCTCCAGTTACCGCCCCAGCGCAAGGCTATGTCTTCGTCCTTACACGCTTGGATAACTGCATCAGCTACTGGATAGAAGTCTTCCCATTCCCACGACACAGGATAAGGCACTAAGTCAATAGCATCTCCCGTTAGGTGTCGTGATTTCATTGTCTGTGATTTACCAGCCTTAAGTAGCTCACGTTGACGAACCTCAGATCGAATACCTTCGATGATCGTGAAGTCTCTTGAGCTAATCTCAATGGCACGTTTCATAACTTGTACCATGTCAGGGTTTACACCTGATAGCCTCTGTAGACTACGTTTTCCGAATTGGTATGGCATTAGTATATCCTACTCTGGTTTAGTGGGCCAAGTTACATTAGAGGGAAATCCTGATTGCTCCGGTACATCTAGCAAAAGTGTTCGATAGTTCGTCCATTCAGTTTGCTTATCAGAAGATAGATCGTTCCATCGAAGGGGATTTGTCACTAGAGGGTCAACCTCTTCTTTCAACAACAGGTTTCTAAGAGCGCGTGTTTCATCCTCTTTTTCCGACTGCGTTCTGGGGTCAAAATAACTTGTTACACCGTCATTGTTAACATAGTTGTGACCATTGTTAATTGCGTTCTGCCAAGAGGTTTCGCTAATTTCTACGTTTGGTGTGGGGATGTTGCTGTGGAGATCGGGTGTGTACCAACCTAAGATAAAGTTGTTTGAATCTTTGTGTGCATACTTCATAGCTTAGTGTCCTATCGAAAACATAGATTGGCCTGTTGCACGGGATGCGTTAGTCCCGACATAAGTGTTGTTAGTAGTAAAGCTGGTATTATTATTAGGATAACCATTCCAGTTCTCGTACCACCCTGAGTATTGGGTATAACTAAAGCCAAGACAGGCAGTAGGAAAAGCTATGGGAAAGTTCCTAACCCCATGAGAATAGTTCCAGTTGTCCCACTGAAAGATAAAACCGTTACTAAGTTTGAGATATCCAGCACTTCCGGTAACGTCTTTGGCAGTTTCCGTTAGGGCATCACTTGCATCAATAGCAGACTTAATCTTAGCTGGTGACACAAGGCTCTCAGTAGTCCCTAAGCCAGCTTCCCAAGTAGCTGTAGTTTGATCCCCCAATAATCCTGCTGTAACGCCAGAAGTTGTTGCCACGATGGTATCATCTAGTATCTTAAATGCGTCAGCACTCTGATCCATATAAGATATACTTATCCACGCATCGTTGGCTTCTGCCCTCATCTTTAATATACTGCTTGTTGTATCGTACCATAGCATATTAGCGTAAGTTGTCGAGGGTGCAGAAGGCCCACTGCTGGTACTTCCCAAGGCTTGTAGCGCAGAGGTAATATCCGCTCTTGTAGCAGGGAAAGTTTGGTTTGAGATCACTAGATCATTCTGTGACATTAGTTATACTCCACATAAGCTGTTAGTGCAGAAACAGACGGGGTTACATTGTTTGCGACAGAAGTAAGTTTAACCTTAAATCTAAACGCCCTTGCACTAAGGTCTGCAACCTTAATTGCGCTATAGTCAGACCAAGTAGGAGAACCCGCTGGATCATCCTGTGTTGTAGACACAAGTGTTATAATGTTAGTGTCAGAGAATTGACTGCTGCCACCCAAATCATCAAACAGGCCGGGAGCATCATCAAATAAGTTTGGCTGATCGTCAAATAAACCAGCAGTGTCATCGTGTCTTGTCGTCAGGCCACTAACGTAAACACGACACCTCTTAACGGAGCTATCGCCAGTCTCTATGTAATTACTAAAGAGGTATTCACCTTCGGATGGTGCTGTAACGTAGTCATCAATTCTTAGGTTACTGCTGACAACCTCAGTGTTTGTCTTAGTCCCACTAAAAGTTGGGCTGTCTGTTAAGGTCAGTGTGTTTGCAAGAGGTTCAATGTTAGCTACAGGTACAACTACAGATGTATAGTTCACCGAAGTAATACCTGACTTGTCTACAGCTTTAACCATGTATGTACCTGACCTAGCTGGTACGGACACACTAGAGGCTGGCCTAGATACTTTATCAACATACGTTAGAGCATTACCCCAGCTTGCACCAACCAGATCAGGGGAATATCGTATAATGTAGTACGACAGGTCAAGATCAGGTACAGCTTGCCAGTCCAGCGTAATAACTGGGCCATTAACTTCAGCTACAAGTCCAGAGATGTCCGAGGGTGGCTCAAGTAAACCAGAAGCGTTTACGTCATCAAGCTCACTCCAAGCACCCTTGATACCAAAGGTGTTGATAGCTCTAGCTCTAAAATCGTAGTTACCATCCTCAAGGTCTATAGCTTCAAATATGCCAAGCTGCCCTGTACCCAGAGTTATCCAAGCTGTATTAGTCGATAGTCTAAACTCAGCTTCAACATGGTCAATTCTTTCTGACGCACCAGAGGTTACATCCAAACTAATGATGTTTGTTAGCTTCTCACGAATTACTTGAGTTCTAGTAGTAGCTGCCATACCCACCGTAGGAACTTCAAACGGCGACAGAAGGGTCGTGTTATCTCTCTCGTAAACGACACCATCATCAACTTCATCATATACAGATTCAGCAGTCTCACGAAGGGTCATGTTTACCTGTAGATCAAGACCATCAGTAAGACCAAACGACCAAGATAAAACTTGAAACTCTTTGTTAGTCCAGCCAAAACGAGAGTTAGTTAAGCGGATGTTATCACCGACCTGCAACTGCAAAGTCTTAAGACCAAAGGCCGCATTGACGGTAAGTTGCTGTCTGTTACTCTCCAGCGAAATTCTAGCGATACGTCTAGCTTCGATAGAGTTATCGGTAAACGGTAGATCAACATCAGCTACAGACACTTGCCCATTATCAGCTTGAACAGAAGCTGTACTGCTAACCTCTGGGTAATCTGTAGTCTGCCAGTTGCTTTCCTCACCACGGAATGTACCCTTAACAGTGTTAAAGTTATTCCTACGGGAATGTCTAGTAGAAACACTGATCCCGGAACGAAGGTCGTCTTCATCAAGGTCTAACACAGGGGCAGTCCAATAGGCTGGCTTCATACGCCACTTACCCTGAGCATACCACATGCTACCATCCATAGACGTAAGCAGAGAGTTAATCATGTCATAAGGAGTAGAAGCTGTAGTGAATGACCCATTACAAGTATAACGTGTTGTACCAGCGTCTGTGTTAGTCTGATCACATACGTTAGCAGCAGAAATAACAAGAGTGTCGTCAATATTAGCGGTAGCCTCAGAGATACCATAAGAAGATGTAAGGTAGTCCCTCAAGCATAAAGCTGGGTTATCTGACCATGCTGTCGTTGATGTACGGGGGTCATACACCTTCTTACCACTAATGGTTGATGTAATCTCAGGGATACCATTAGGGAAAGCATCAGCATCAAACTGTAGGCGTATGTACATATAAGCAATACCACGGAGCCTATGCTGTGTAGTCCAGTGTACGGACTCATTCACAAGGTCAGTATCAGCAGCTTGATCGGAAGTACCAAGGTGTCGGTTAATACGAACCTTACCATTGTACTTACTTGGGGATGTAACATTACCACTACCGTCCAGCGTAGCTAGTTCATCGTTAATGTAGATTTCATCAAAGGATTCTATCTCATGCCCAGCAAATGCAACTATACGGTGTAGATACTTGTTATTCTCACCTGTGGCTTCATCGTATATACGAGCGCCAGCAACACGCATCTTACCATAGATAATCTGATGGTCTAGTGCTGTGCCAATAGCTGTAGTTTGATAACCACGGTTAGAACCCCCGATACCACCAACAGAAGGCTTGGGTGTGAGTGCCTTAAGTGCAGCACCAAGGGCAAAGTTAACGGCAAAGGCTGTGGCAAAAGCAGTTAACGTCATGGTTCCGGCAATGATAGCAGTAGCGGAAACAGCAGCAGTCGATGCTAAAGCTACAACAGCAGATACAGCCATGATTATTTACCCCCAAGGTATTTAGAGTACACACGCTCAACCATGTTAAACTTAAGTCTTTCAAGGACTGCATCAAAAGGTTGGTGTATCTTAGTGTTAATCGTCAGGACAGAAACACCATCGTCTTTAAGGTGTCTTTCAGCAAACTTAATTAACCTAATGCCAGCAAAACCCTTACGGTAATCCTTGTGCATATAGATAATATCATTAGTTGCAAACAGGTGGTCTTTGTAGTGGATGTTATTACCTACGATAACGACAAAGTAACCAACAAGTCTGTCGTTATCCCTAGCTGTAAATATCTTTAGCTTACCATGTTCTTCTAAGCTGTGATACGCTGACCAGTCCGGGTTCAACTTTATGTTATCTTGATTAAGAGCTATCTCAGACCAATGCAGTTCTATCAAGTATTGTATATCAAGTTCAACCTGACTTAAGAACTCCTGTTGGTACTTAAGCATCCGTTTTCCTGCCCCAAGATATTTGCTTATCCTGTAGGTCTTCAATGAAGTCTAAGCCAAGGTCGCCGGGGTAAATTGACTTCTGATAACCAGAGGTAAACCTAGCAACCCTAGCTCTCTCAAGGTCAACTAACTTGTTCTCAACCATGAGTTCGATAGTAGATGTCTCAGCATCCTCTTGGATATTCATCTGATCCATGTAACCTGAGAACAACTCGTTAAAGTTTGTGGCGGCTGTCTCAAGGTTAATCTTAGAACCATCTTGCAGTAAGATAAAAGAGGATGACTCTTGTAGTATGCTACCCAGTAGAAAAGTACCAAAGTATATCTTAGCCACACGACCTTGGTAGGGTTGAGCAAGAGCCAGAGATAACACTTCTGAGGGTACGCCACTAAGGGTTAACGTAGCCCCCTTGACTGCCATCTCTGACGTTTCTTCAATGGCGGATATGTCTAAGAGTTGACCTAAGCCTACCCATTGACTTCCATCGTCAAGAACAAGAGTTCCCTGACCTGTCCACATCCGTAAGATATTGTCTCCATCAAACTGAAGCTCTACAGCGAAGAAAGGATATACTACGTCTGCGGATAGACTTTGTATTGTATCTGTACTTAAGTCACGAGACATTTAGCTTACCTTTTGTTAGGGTTTCGTAGGCCAATCACCACCGCTGCCATCCATGTCAGGGTAGACAAGGTTGGGCCAGTTGGCGTGGGTCGTAATGTCCCGAAGCGCCTGACGATAGGTTGCCATGGCATCAGACATTGTTGCATCTGACATCCCGTGGAAATCAGTCTCAGCTAGCCGACGATCACGTTCTGCACGGTTTCGTTTAGCCGCAGCATCATTAGCCGCCGTGACTACAGCCGCCTGTTCGTCAGACGAAAGGTCAATCACCCGGCGAGTATAAACCTTACCATCGTCCAAGTAAGGGTCAGCAGGATCACTGCGCTGCGTTCCGCTGTCGAATGCCAGAAACTTTACGACCTCTGCGCACGAGTTGTCCGAGAGCCATGTAGCATCTGGGCCACTGGCGGGGAACGACACGTTTGGAAAGAGTGTCTTGTGGTCAGCTATCTCACCAACCGTTGATCCATCTAATCTTGCGATCTTCATGTCTATTGTCCTTTATCTGCGAATGCTTCTGTTGGCGGTGTAAAGTTGGATGTGTAACGGGCGGTTTTGCTTACACGAAGGTCATCAAGAAAACCTGTAAATTCATTTGCACCATCCGTAGTTCTGCCAATGTAATAAATGTTTCCGTTAAGAGAAGCATTGTCTATGGCGAAGGAACCTAAAGTTGTGTTGGTTGTTCCGACCTGAGTACCACCAATAAACACGCGCAGGTTGGCTCCGTCCCTCGTTACAGCCAAGTGCGTCCAAGCATTTGTTGGGAAATCCCCAGAACCTACAGTGTAATTTAATACTGTACCACCATTGTATTTACAAAAGAACCTAACTTGCGCACCAGTGTAGTTAATATTTAGCATATATGAACCGGAGCCATCGGAGTTTCTAGTTGCGCCGACGACACACCTCTGACCTGTCACTGTAGTGTAGACCCAGCTTTCAATAGTAAAATTACCTGCGCCTAAATCTAATGAATTAGGGGGCAAAGTTGCATAATCACCAGTACCATCTAAAGCCAAAGACGTACCACCGAACTTACTCTGCGTAGAACTAATTTTAGCATCGCCATACAACGTCAGATTGTTCTGCGCTGCGCTGTCGATGGCTTGACCGTCTGCCATGTTTAGCAAGAGCTTGGTGTTGGTGACTGCTGTAGGTGGAGCGGATGGAACACCTGAAGGCTCGACTGCCGTTCCTTTTATAACCCTGCAACAAGTGATGTAGCCTGTAAAATATTGAGTTGTGCCGCCATGCTGGACACCAATGTTTAAACTGTTGCTGTCAAAGTTGCTGCTGTCACTGACGTTGCTGCCACTTTGAACTCCATTTATAAAGAACTTGTTTACGCCGCTTGCTCGTGTCCAACAAAAGTGTGACCAAGCATTTTCTGGGAAAGTGCCGCTCTCAAACAAGTAAGAGGATGTAACCTCGTTGTACACTTGAAATTGATTAGAAGCATCTCGACCCAATTTCCAACCAGACGCCTCTGCACGATTGTCCAGAATATTTTGAACAGCACCCGACGCAGTGGGGTATGCCCAATACTCAACGGTTAGATCACCTGTGCCGAACTCATAATCTGTGCTTGCAGAAGAACTAAGTTTATCAGAACCATCAAAATAAGCACTCGCACCATTTACCGCTGCGCTATAAACAGAAGATGTCAGGAAGGGGCCGAAGGCGGATACGGCTGCATCGCCGCTTGTTGAGACCGTGTAATTGTTAGCAGAGTTGTCAACAAAACGATTGCTTTGGCACCCTAAGAATTTAGTGTTTGTAATCGCAGTTAATGGGCTTGTAGGTACAGTAAAGCTAGAGGTGTAAAGGGCAGTGCCTATTAAAAATCTAACATTGCTTATTATGCCGTTAAAGGAGTAGCTTACACTCCCGTTTGCATCAGCCGCACCAATGTTAAGATAAGTAGAGTTGTTTATACCTGAAGGCGCAGAACGACTTGTTACAGTACCGTCAACGCTAGAATACATTGTCGTTCCGCTTTTAGACAAAGAAAGATGATGCCATTCACCAAAAGAAATGGCAGAGCTAACAGTATTGTAAATTGTGCCTCCCGATAAAACAGCAAACTCTATAGTATTTGAGTTGTTTGCCCGGATAAAGAAAGCGTTCTCACTAGCACTACTTTGTGTTTCTTGTTGAAGCCAAGCAATACAATCATACTGGTCCATGTCACTTGGAATGAACGCCCACGCCTCAATAGTAAAGTCAGAAGTACCTACATTTTCAGCCCAATTTGCTCTAACTCTATCGCCGCTTCCATCAAAAGACACAGCCCACTCGCCATCAGGCCGTGCAAACGGGCCAAAGCTGCCCTGTGTTACATCGCCATTGGCTGTAATCGTGTGGTTACTGGTGGAGCTATCGTCGAACACATTGTTGACGCCGTTGTTACTGCCATCGAAATGCGACAGAAACGAGACACGGTTAAACTCGTCGTCTGAGGGTAATGGCGTAAAGCCACCAGCACCTATACTACGTTGACTGAGCATCAGCTACCATCCCCGACCAATGCACCATACAGTGTGCTTCCGACTTTCCAGACAGTGATGACGGTGTAGCCAGATGTAGCTAACGTAGGTGCAACACCAGCATTGTTAACCCAAGTCATCGTGGGCCATGTGATCGTTGAAGCAGAGCCATCGTCGATCATCAAGGTGATAGCTTGTCCTGCAGAGAAGGCGTCCGTGTAGGTCGTAGCACCAGTCAAGGTATGCGTCTGGATTGATCCGTTGCTTGGCTCAAGAGCGTATGATGTACCTGAGATTACATAGATGTCTTCGATAGGTGTGCCTGTGTAAGCAGGGTCGGTGAGAGTCCCAAGATCGTAGTACCCTAAGCTAGACCATGCGGTTGACCCATCGCCAGCCTTTAGTTGGCTTGTGTCAGTCTCTAAGCCCAGTTCACCCTGCGCCAAGGTAGGGTCAGCA